GTGCCACCTCACATGCTCAAAGATTTAAGCAAATCAAGTTTTAATAATATTGAAATGCAATCTCAAGAATTTGTTACCTACACATTGATGCCTTACTTAACAAGAATAGAGCAAGAGATGAATCTTAAATTATTTAGAACAAATGAATTAGGTAAAACATTTGTTGAGTTTAATGTAAATGGATTATTAAGAGGTGATGTTAAGTCAAGAACTGAGGCATATAAAACTGCAATCACAAATGGTTATATGTCAATTAATGAAGTTAGACAAAAAGAAAATATGAACTCTATTGAAGGTGGTGATAAACATTTCATGCAAATGAATATGACAACAATAGACAAAGTTGGTGAAGATGCCTAGCATTCAATGCGACAATGGCAAATGGAAATGGGGTGAAAATGGCTCTTGCATTTATGATTCTAAAAAAGAATCTGATGATGCTAATAGTGATTACAGAGCAATAAGTGATATTGACTTTACACCAACACAAGGCATGATTGATGAGGCTAAGAAAGGTAAAGAATGGCGTGAAGAATTTGGCAGAGGTGGAACTGAGGTTGGATTAAAAACAGCTAATATGATTATCGGTAACACATTATCAGCTGATAGAGTAACAAGAATGTATAGTTATTTACAAAGGCATGAAGTTGATAAACAAGGTGAAGGATTTAGCCCAGATGAAGATGGCTTTCCAAGTGCTGGACGCATAGCATGGGCATTGTGGGGTGGTGATGCGGCTGTAAAATGGAGTGAAAGAAAAAGAAATGAAATAATTGCAGAGGAAGAAAAAGATGAAAGAAATTTAAAAAATTATAATCAAATGGAAAAAAGAATATTTAATATAGAAACAAGAGTTGATTCAACTGAGGATGGTAGAGATTTAGTTGTTGGTCATGCTAGTGTTTATGATTCAAGGTCAAACAATCTTGGGGGCTTTTATGAGTTTATAGAAAGGGGGGCATTTACTGAGGAACTAATTGCAAACTCTGATGTTAGAGCTTTAATAAATCATGATCCTAATTTAATTCTTGCAAGAAACACATCTGGAACTTTAAATTTAACAGCTGATGAAAGAGGATTAAAATATGAATTTGAAATGCCAGAAACATCTTATGGAAAAGATTTAGCTATATCAATGAAGCGTGGTGATATTACACAAAGCTCATTTGCATTTACTGTTGCTGAAGATGACTGGTCAACTGATGCTGATGGTAACAACATTAGAACAATTAAAAAAATAGATAGGCTTTATGATGTAAGTCCAGTAACATATCCAGCATATAACATGGCTGAAAGTGATTTAGTTGTTGCTAAAAGAGGATTAAAAGAATATCAAGAAAGTTTAGTTGAGGAAACTAAAGAAGAAATTATTGAAGAAAAAGAAAACAATTTAGTGAGAAATTCTCTTATCTCATTAAATATTGAATTAAAAAAGAGAAAATAAATTTAAAAAATTATAAAATGAAAACATCAATTATTTTAAAGGAGGAAAGATCAGACATTATTTCTCAGTTGGAAAACATTAAAGATGTTGCTACAACTGAGGAAAGAGATTTAACCTCTGACGAGAACAGTCAAGTTGATGGATTATTAACAGAAGTTGATAATCTTGATGCAAAGATTGAAAGAGCTGAAAAGTTAGAAACTATCAAGCGTAATGCTGCGGTTGTTTCTGGAGTTACTAGTAATAAAGTAGAAAAAGAAGTAAGAGATTACTCTTTTCAAGATGCTTTAGCACAAGCTGCAAATGGTAGAATAGAAGGACTTGTAAAAGAAATGGATCAAGAGGCTAGAAATGAGTCAAGATATACTGGTCAATCTTACAAAGGAATTGGTATACCTTCAAGTATATTAACAAGAGCTGCTGTTGGAACTGCTGCTGGAAATGCTACTCAAGTAATGGCATGGACTGATCAATTAGAGGCAAACTTAGTAATGGCATCTGCTGGAGCTAATTTTTATTCTGGAGTTAACAACATGAAATTCCCTGTATTTTCATCAATTAATTCTGGATTCATTGCTGAAACTGGTGGCTCTGCTCCAGCTGCAAATGGAACAGCAACATCTTTAACTTTAAGTCCAAAGAAATGTATTTCTATTGTTAATGTATCAGCTGAGGCTATTGCTCAAAATGCATCTATTGAAGCTGCATTAAGAAGAAACATGGCACAATCAGTTGCTGCGACAATGGAATCAGCTTTCTTAGCAAATGATGACGTATCTAATGCTCCAACATCTTTATTCAAAGATGCTACATCTTCTGCAACATCTGTTATTTCTGTTGCTAACGTTGAGAAAATGGAAACAGATACTTTAGCGGCTGACGTTAATTTAGAAGGATCAAGAATGGCATACATTCTGAATCCAGCTGCTTATGCTGATGTAAAATCATTAGCTCAAGTTGCTTCTGTTTCTGCATTATATGACAATGCTGATAAGAGATTAAATGGATATTTCTCATTCATTACATCAAACCTAAACTCTGGCGGTACAGCTGCAAAAACTGCGGCTTTATTTGGAGATTTCTCTAAAGTACACATTGCACAGTTTGGTGGTTTAGATGTGATTTATGACATTTACTCTGGAGCTGGAACTGGTGAGCCAAGATATGTACTAACATCTCTAGTAGATGCTGGAGCTGTACAATCTTCAACATTCCACAAAAACTTGGAGGCTTAGTATTAATACTTAATTCAGAAAAGGGGTGGTGGACTTACCATCATCCCTTTTTTTATAACTAAATAATATGAAAACATATCAAGTAATTACACCAGCATCAACATATCCAGTAAGTTTAACTGAGGCAAAATCACATTTAAAAGTTGATACTACCGCAGATGATACTTATATTGAATCTATTATCAAAGCCGCAACACAATTAAGTGAGGAATATACTAATAGATTTTTTATTGATACTGTTATTGAACAATATGCTAGTAGTTTTGCTGAATTACAAACTTTATTTAAAAGCAAAGTTAGTTCAGTTGCTCATGTTAAATATTATGATAGTGATAATTCTTTACAAACATTAAGTGCAACTGTTTATGATACTCAATTAAATTATGAGCCATCACAAATACAATTGGCTGATAGTCAAAACTTTCCTAGTGTAACAAAAAGAAATGATGCTGTTTTAGCAAGATATACTGTTGGATATGGAAGTGCTGCAAGTGATGTTCCAGAAATTATAAAACAAGCTATCCTATTAACAATAGGGAATTTTTACGAAAATAGAAATAGCGTGATAACTGGTAAAACTGCAACTGAATTGCCAATGAATGTTAAATGGTTGCTTGATACTTATAAAGTTCAAATAGTAGGATGACAATTGGCGAATTAGATAGGAGAGTAGCTATTGAAACAGTTAGTACCTCAGCTAATAGCTATGGTGAATTGACAAGGTCATATAGTGCTTTTCGTACAGTTTGGGCTGCGATAGAATGGAGAGGCGGAAGTGAAGGTGTAGATCAATCTGAAAAAATAACTGGGATGACTAAGCTGCACATATATATTAGAAATTTAGACATGAGCAATTTAACTTTACAATCAAGATTAACTTATGATGGTAAATATTATTTTCCAAAAGTAATTAATCAGATAGATGGAAGAACTGCGTTTTTAGAAATAATTTGTGAAAATAAAGATTAATGGCATTATCTAACGTTAAAGTTTTAGGCACAAAAGAATTAAATGATATGTTTATGCAACTACCTAAACAAATCAAAAAAAATACTGTATGGCAAAAATTTTGGAGAAAAAACTCAAAGCCATTTATTGACTCTGCAAAATCAAATCTTAATAGTTTAAAAGGCCAAGAAAATCAGTCAAATAAAAAAAGAACTGAAACATTAAAAAGAAGTATAGGATATTTTACAACAAGAAGGAGTAGAAAATTTTTAGGTGGATTTGTTGGTCCAAGAGTTAAAGGAGCATACAGAAATGAAAAAAGTGGATATTATGGGGCGTGGGTTGAATATGGTGGCCAAGTAAAATTTGGAGGCATAGGTTTTGGAAAAGACCAGCCATTTATTGAGCCATCATGGAAAAGTAATTATTTAAAAATAACTCAAAATGCTATGGGTGATGCTGAATTCATAATGGCAAAGGCTATAAAAAGCCATGAAAAAAAGTTACAAAAATATGGTAAATTTGGAGTGTAATGCAAATAGGTAAATCAATATATAATATTTTAGCAAATGATAGTGATGTAAATGCTTTGGTTGGTACTAGGATATTTCCTAACGTAGCTCCGCAAACAACTACATTCCCATTTATTATTTATGATGTTACTGGTGTGCAGCCAAATGATACTAAAGATGGGGCATCAACATTAGACACAAATGATGTAATGATTTCTTGTTATAGTGAAACATATTCTCAAGCATCTGATTTAGCTCAAAAGATTAGAGTTGCAATGGATAGAATTAATGAAGGGACTTATGGAGGTGAACAAATACAATCAAGTCAATTTCAAAGTTACAATGATATATTTGACGATACTAGCGGTGATGCTGGTATTTACAGAAAGGCTTTAGATTTTGAGATTAGACAAATAAATCCGACAAGTTAAATAAATAAATTATGAAAATAAAATTGAAAAAAAATTGGAGGTATGCTGGTCAAGTAATAATGGCTGGAACTGAAATGGAAATAAAGAATGAAGAAACTATTGCTTATTTAAAAGATAATGGTTACTTAAAAGAGAAAAAAGAAAAAAAGGCAAAAGAAAAAGTTGCCGAAGAAAATAATTAATTAATATAAAAAATAAAAGAAAATGGCTATTTTAAATGGAACTGAATTAAAAGTTTATAGTACTGGAACAACTAATCTTGTTGCTTATGCTCAAAACTGCACATTGAATGTGAATCATTCACCTAGAGAAATTACAAACAAAGAATCTGGAGGATTTAAAGAAATCTTAGAAGGTTTAAGAGATTTCTCAATTGATGTTGATGGGGCTTATGCTTGGACTAATGCAGCTGGAGCTGCTTTAACTAATGGTATTGATGACACTTTACAAACTAATGTTTTAAATGCAAGACAAGCTGTCACATTTATATTTGGTGATACTGCTACAACATCTGATGTAAGTTATTCTGGAAGTGGATATATCACATCTGTATCAATGACTGGAGGAACTGAGGATACAGCAACTTACTCAATGACTATTGAGGGGACTGGGGTATTAACTCAAGCAATACAATAACAATTTAGGTGAGGAGCTTTGATACTTTTTGTTTAGTATCATTGCTCCAATCCTTACTAAACTAAACAAAAAAATGAATTATACTTTTATAGAAATAAATAAAAAAAAGCTACCAATCAAATTTGGATTTAATGCTTTGCGTAAATACAGCTCTAAAACAAATACTAAGTTGCAAGATTTAGATAAACTTGGTGTTGATATGACTTTAGATAATGCTTTAACATTAATTTATTGTGGCATTGAAGATGGTTACAGAGCATCAAAGCAAGAATGTGAAATAACAGTTGATGACTTAGCTGATTTAATAGATGGCGATTTTGATAGTATTGGAAAGGCTATGGAAATCTTAGCTGAACAAATGGGAGGTAGTAACGAAAAAAAGCCGAAGGCCAAGAAGTAGATAAAAAACTTTCTTGGCATGATTTAGAAAAAATTGCTTTCGGTTATTTAGGAATGGGAGTTGATGAGTTTTATAACTACTTACCTAAACATTTTTGGAATAAGTTAGATGGCTTTTATGAGCTTGAAAACATAAGAGAAAGAGGAAGGTGGGAAAGAACAAGATGGCAAACAACATTGCTTTTAAATATACAAATAGCAAAAGGTAAAAAGTTGAAGCCAACTGATTTGATAGAGTTTGAATGGGATAAAAAAGATAAAAAAATAGATTACGAAAAGTTGAAAGCAAAAGCTGAATTTATTAAAAAAATGAGTGAGCATGGCAAATAAAAGTGTAGGTTTTTTAACTATTGCGTTTGGAGCTGATTTAAGAGGCTTTGACAAAGCAATGAAAAAGGCTCAAAGAAGTATCAAAAAATTTGGTACTAATATGCAGCGTACTGGTAAAAATTTAAGTAGAAACTTAACATTGCCATTAGCGGCATTTGCTGCCGCATCTGTTAAGGCTTTTGATACTCAAGCTAAAGCTGAAACTAAATTACTTACAGCATTAAAAGGGCGTGAGGATGTACAAAAAAGATTAATTGCTCAAGCGAAAGAATTACAAACACAAACTTTATTTGGTGATGAAGAAACAATAGCGGCTCAAGCTATGTTAGCCACAATGGGATTAGAGGAAGAAGCAATCATGAGGCTTATTCCTTTAGTTCAAGACATGGCAACTGCAAAAGGAATGAATCTTGTTCAAGCCGCAGATTTAGTTGCTAAATCAGTAGGTAGTTCAACAAACGCATTAAGTAGGTATGGTATAACAATAACTGGGGCGGTAGGTAGTCAAGAAAGATTAAACACAGCAACAGAGGCTTTAAATAAAGCATTTGGTGGACAAGCTGAAGCTGTTTCAAAAGTTGGACTTGGTCCATTAACACAATTAAAAAATATATTAGGTGATTTATCTGAAGATATTGGAAAGATTATTTTACCTACATTAAATGATTTAGCAAAAGATGTAAAAGAATTAGCATTAAGATTTGATGGTTTAACTGATGCTACTAAAAAAAATATAGTTAAATGGGGAGCAATAACTGCGGCTGTTGGTCCATTTCTTATTTTAATTGGAAAAACATTTACATCAATAGCTTTCTTAATTCCTTTAATTGTTAGGTTAGGAGGGGCATTAAAGAAGTTAAGTATTATAATGTTTAACCTTATTAAAAAAAATCCATTCCTAGCAATTGCTGCGGCTGTTACTGCGGTTGGTGTTGCGGTTGCAGATACTTTAGGAGCATTTGATAAATGGTTAGGAACAGAGGATGAGGTACAAGAAGAAACTGATAAAACTACCGATTCAATAAATGAGTTAAATGATGCTCTTTTAAATGTAGATAAAACTTTAAACAAAGTTAGTGGCAAAAAAGGAACAATAAAGCCAATAGAAAAAATAGAAACAATACCAACTTTATCTATAAAACCCCTAAAAACAGATTTAGATGAAGTGCCAGATAAATTACAAAATTTGGCTGATTTATTTGGCAATGTAGTAACTCAACAAGATAGAATGATTGCGGCATCTGAAACATTTAAAAATGTTTTTAGTAGTGCTATGACGTCAGCGGCTTATAGTCAAGAAGGATTTTTTACATCTTTTATGAAAAATTTAAAACAAGCTATAAAACAAATGTTAATTCAATTAGCAATTACAACTGCTATTAATTTTATGTTTGGAGGAAAAGGATTTAAAGTTGGTGATTTAAAAGGGGCGTTTAGTGCAGCAAAAGATAGCCTTATAGGATTAGCAAGTGGTGGATTAGTAACTGGTCCAACTATGGCTTTAGTTGGTGAAGGGGCTGGAACAACAGCATCAAATCCAGAAGTTGTTGCTCCATTAGATAAATTAAAAGGAATGATAAATGGCGGAGGAACGCAACAAGTTGAAGTGTTTGGGCGTATTAGTGGCAATGATATATTTTTAGCAAATCAAAGAGGTAGCATTAACAGATTTAGATCAGTTTAATTTATGGCTTTAGCAAAACAATTTTACTCCAGCTTTAAGAGTTACAATGGCTGGGATTATTACTTAGAAATTTGGGTTGAAGGATATAGCGGAAGTGCTAGTGAAATTTCAATAGGAGCTGGTGGTCCAGTTATAACTTATGGAACTGATGAACAAGATAGATTCAGCCCAATATTATCAAGTAAGTTAGAGTTACCTTTTATGGTAACAAATACAACTCAAGATGCTTTTATAAAAAATATAAGAGAACAGTTTAATGAGCAAGATGTTTATATTCATTTATATAGAGCAAGTTCAAGTGATTATAGTTCAGTAGCCCCATTGTGGTCTGGATTTGTGCTTATGGATTTAAGTGCATCACCAGATTTATATTATCCTTATCCAGTAACATTAACTGCGGTTGATGGTTTATCATTACTAAAAGAAATTGACTTTTCAAAATCTGGAACAGCTGGTAGTTATACTGATGCTGATATGTATTCAAGCAATGGTAGGTTTACCTATTGGCTAAAAGAAATATTATTAAAATCTGGAGCATCTACAACTACTGAAGGCTCTACTCAAGATTATAAATTCACTACTGCGATTAATTGGTTTAATAGTGTTATGCCTACTATTACACAATCAACAGACCCATTTTTTCAAACTAAGTGTAACACTAAAATGTTTTTCAGTAAAGATGCTGATGAGAATTTTACTGTTGTAAATTGTTATGATGTACTTAAAAACTTGTTAAAGCATTGGGGAGCAAGAATTATATATTGGAAACATATTTTTTATATAGTACAAATACAAGAATATAACACAGCTGAATCTGGAACGTATGCAAATCCAGATAATATAGATACAAGAACATATACAAAAACTGGAGCTTTTGATAGTTCATCTGATAATTTAGGTGATTCATATTGGACAAGATATAATTTGTTAATTGATGACGTAACTGGAGGAATACAAAAATTAGCTGGTAGTCAATTTAACTACTTACCGCAATTAAAAAGAACTCAAGCTAAATTTATTGATTATGGTAACAAAAATTATTTTGGTGGATTGCCTTATGATTTAACAACTGGACAAACAGATGTAATTTATCAAGATACAATTAGTGATGTTTCTGTTGATGGTAGCATGATATTAATTATACCTTTAGATGTTACAATGAATGTTGCTTATAGTGGAACACTAGCAATGTCATTAACATTTAGAATGTATATAACTGATGGAGCAACAACGTATTATTTAAGATATGATCCATCTAATACTCCCAAATATTATTGGGAAAATGCAACAACAGCAAATCTAAATAATAAAAAAACTGTATGGAGATCAAATTTAGATAACATTGTTGGAACACAAACTAAGGTAGGTTTTCATCAGCAAATAGAATTCAAAGATGTTAGTGGCTCTGCATTAACATTAACTGGTGATTGGGATATTTATACTGACATTGACAATTGGGGGGCTAACAGCGGTAGTTTTAAATTTATATATGCAGTAAATGGATTATTTAATTTACAAGTTATATATGCTCCTTCCGCATCTACTATATATTGGACAAATACGTTAAATCCAAATTATCAAACTCCATTAAATCCATCTGTTATTGGGCAAACAAATCAGCCAACAGCATACAATCCAAATTACTCTTTAAATCCAACAACATCAAATAGCATTGTTAGTTATACATCTCAACTAAATATAAATCCATTTGAAGGCAAACTACTTATTGTTAATGCTAGTGCATCTGGAGCTTTGTATGGTAGTTTTGTTTCAGTAAGTCCAAATCCAACAACTAAAGATTCTGAAATAGTTGATTTTGGTGATTTAATTTGGGGTGATACATTACTTGCAAGTTCTGAGGGTAGTTTAAAAGTTTGGAATGGTAGTTCGTTTGTTAAATCAAATGTCATTGGAACATGGGGATTAGGCTCAACAAGTGGAAGTAATAGCTTTACTGAAATGCTATTGTCTGAATATCTTTATGGACAAACTAAAGTTATTGAAAGTCCATCAATGAGGCTTGTAATTGGTGAAACAAATAAGAATCAAAATGATGGTAGTGGCTCAAGACCAAACTATATTAATCCTATTGGTAGATTAAAAGGTTATAGTGCAACTGGAACTACTCCATATTATATATTTAAAAGCGGATCATTTCATTTATTAAAAGATGAGGTAGATTATCAAGGTTATCAAATTATTAGAGATACACAATCAATTACAAAAACTGATGACATAATAATTGGTCCAGATATATTACAAGATAAAACAAATAAAATAGGGCAAAAAACTCCCCAAACAAATACATTAGTAAACAAGATAACTCAAAATAGTTATATCACAACTGTTTCATCAATTAAGAGTGCTTATGGAAATGACATTGCTGTAAATGGAATATTTGCAACTGATACTGCTTGGACAAAGGGGACTGGCTGGACTATATCAAATAATCAAGCACTTTATTCAGCAGCTGGAGTAGAAAGTGATTTAAAACAAGATATTCTAGTAATAGAAAAAATTTATAAAATAGTTGTTACTTTATCTGTGAATGCTGGAGCATTAAAAGTAAAAGCTGGTGTTTCTGGAAATGTAACTGAACTAACTTCATCTGGAACTTATGAAGTTTTTTCAACTTGTGCTGGATCAACTGATGTAATATTTAAAGCTGGATCAACTTTTGATGGTAAAATGGAAAAAGTAGTTGTACAAGAACAAGTGCCAGTTACAAGCATAAATATTAATGCTATTGGAACAGCTGTATTTAAAACAAATGATGTGTTAAATGTTGCAGATGTTGATGGTGATGAGGTTAATGAATTTACTGTAAGTGCAAATCAAGGGGCTAGTGATACAAGTATTTCAGTAACAAGCAAATTAATTACTGAGGATATATTAGAAGGCTCTATAATATTAATAAATCAAAATGATTTAGCTGCACAATACCAAAACAAAACAAAAGGAACTGTTGCTGGATTTACTATTGATGCTGATGGTATTGCAAAAGGTGGTGTAGAAATAACTGGATGGCTTGATAGTGATACAATGAGTGGAGCTACTGCAAATAATGTTCCAACAGCCAGAAGTGTAAAAGCCTATGTTGATACGCAAGTTGGCTCTGCCGATACGTTACAAGAGGTTACTGATAATGGCAATACAACTACTAACAGTATAACATTTGCTGGAGGTACATCAACTGGCAATTTTGAAGTAAATAAAGGTAGTGCAGCAATAGCAGTAGTTGAAGCTGGTGGGGCTAATCTTAAAATGGTTGCTGGTGGAGCTACTGGTTATGTTGGCACATATAACAATACAAATTTAACATTTGTTACTAATTCCTCAGAAAAAATGCGTTTGACAACTGGCGGAAACCTACTCATTGGAACTACAACAGATAGTGGTCAAAAGCTACAAGTAAATGGAGATTCATCAACATCTATTGTTACAAATTTTATTAATACAAATTTTTCTTATGCAGGAATAAGATTAACAAATAGTTCAGGGAATGTTGAAATATCTTCTGTTGGCTCTAAAATTTATATAGGTCATAACGTAGGTATATTCACAACTAATGCAACAGAAGCTCTCCATGTTGTTGGTGATGCCTTAATAACTGGTGATAGTCATGCTGATGCTTTCAAACCAGCTGCAACTGGTGAGCCAATTAAATTTAAAAACTTTGGTAGTACAGAACTTGCAAGAATTACTGATGGAGGAAACGTACTCATTGGAACAACAACTGATGATGGCTCAAGTAAATTGCAAGTAAATGGAGATATAAAAATAGGAGATAATAATAATTTTATAGCTGGAGCTGGTAGTGATTTAAAAATATATCATGATGGCAGCAATAGTTACATATCTCAAAATGGTGTAGGTCATCTTTATATTGAAAACAATACTGATGATCAAGATGTAATATTTAGATGTGACAATGGGACTGGTGGAACAACAGATTATTTTAAATTAGATGGTGGTGATGCTATAATTAAATATTTAAAAGACACTAAGTATCTCGATAGCGTTAAAGCTACTTTTGGAAATTCTAATGATTTAAAAATATATCATTCAACTAATAGTTTTATACAAAACGATATTAATGATTTATATATAACACAAACAGCCAATGATAAAGATATTATATTTCAATGTGATGATGGAACTGGAGGTTTAGCTACTTACATAACTTTAGATGGTGGATTAGGATATACTACTGCACAAAAACAAATACGATTTGCAGACAATGTAGAAGCACAATTTGGAGGTATTGCTGATTTAACATTAGCTCATGATGGCACAAATAGTAATATCTCTAACAATACTGGTGATTTTTATTTTAAACAAAGAGATGACGGCAAAGACATAATATTTCAGTCAGATAATGGAACTGGTGGAATTACTGATTATATAAGATTAGATGGAAGCCAAACAACTGTTAATGTTTATAGAACCTTATTAATTGGAACAACAACAAATACTGGGGCTTATAAAATAGATGTAGCTGGTAAGCAAAGAGTACAAGATACTTTAGAACTTGATGAAGTTTTAATGTTAAATGCAATATCAACTCCAAGCGATCCTGCGGCTGGTAAATCTGTTATTTACATGGATTCATCTGATGGGGGAATAAAATGTAAAATTAATGTAGGAGGTACAGTAGTTACAAGAACTATTGCCTCTTTTGAATAAATAAATAAAAAAAAATGATAACATATAAATGGATAATATCTTCAATGGATTGTGTAATACAAGAAACTGTTGAAGGACAAGAACTACAAAATGTGGTTAATATGGTACATTGGCGTAGAGCTGCGTCAGAAGGTACTGAAGGAGAAGAAAATTATTACTATGCTGATGTTTATGGGGCTATGCCTTTGACATCACCAGACCCTAATGATTTTATTTTGTACGAAAATTTAACTTTTCAAGATTGTGAAAATTGGTTAAATGAAATGACTGAGCCAACTCCAGCTGAAATGGATGCTCAATTAGCTGCAAATATTGAACTGCAAAAGAATCCAGTTGAGGAAACTTTGCCATTGCCTTTTGAACAATGAAAAACGAAGTGAAAGATACAATGGAAATTTTGGCTGCAAATGGAACAGCTATTGGTATTAGTTTAACAGAGTGTAATGAAATACTTACTTTTATTTCTTTAGTTTTAGCAATTAGCATTTCTTTTTACAAGTTATACTATTGGGCTTTTAAAAAATAAATTATGAATGAAATTTTACAATTGATAGAAGGATATGGATTGCCTTTAGTATTGTTATTGGGGGCTTTGTATGCTTTATATAATTTTTTCTTTTTTAGTATTAGAGAAGTTAAAGATACATTTTCTAAACATCATGAAAAAAATGCTTCAAACATGGAGGAAATAAAAAATAAAATAGATATAATTTTAGAATACATAAGAAAAAAATCATGAGTATATTTAGTAAAATATTTTCAAGCGGAGCTACTGAACTTGTGAAAGAAGTTGGTGGTGTAGTTGATAATCTAACAACAACAAAAGAAGAAAAGCTAGAAGCTAAAAGAAAGTTAAAAGAAGTATTGCTTGATTATGAAAATTCAATGCAAAAAGAGGTTACAAGTCGTTGGTTAAGTGATAACAATGGTGGCTTGTTAACTAAAAATATTAGACCATTAGCATTAGCATTTCTAACTTTTATGTTTGTTATTATTTCTATATTTAGCGGAAATATTGGTCAATTTCAAATACAAGAGGAATTTATTCCAGTATATCAAACATTGTTAATTGTTATATACACAGCTTATTTTGGAGGTAGATCATTTGAAAAAATAAATAATGGAAAAAAATAAACTATATAATTCAGATAAAATAAACACTTTAGAAATGCAATTTGGTAACGTTGCGAGAAGTTTAAAAAAACGTTATGAATATCCAAATCGAATAGATAAAAGAACTAAAAAATATGGAAATCAAAGACATCATAATGGTGTAATGGGAAAATACAATGGCTAAAAAAAGAAAATTAAACAGCACAAATCCTAAGTATAAAAAAGAGGAAAAAACAACACAATATAAAAGAGTATTTTATAAAGAAGTAAGAGGTTGCAA